CAGGTGAAATAATGTGGGAGCCTCCAGCCCGAGGTGTTCACCTTCACGGTCGCAATCAAGCGTGCCTATCTTCGCAGTGTCTACAGCGCCCTCGGTGGCGCGACACTGCTGGCCGCCCTGACCTCAAAGGTCATTGCCGCGGCCTCGGTGATTGAATCCGGCCAGGTTGTTCGGTCGACATCTTCCTCGGATGTCTCAGTCGAATTCGCAGAGCCCGGCAAAGGCGCCCCCACCCCGTCCGAGATGGTCGAGATGTGGGAAGGCCTGATCGCCGACTACGAGCTGGCGGTCTATCTACTCGGCCAGGACGGCATCGCCGCTCCTACCGATACCCAGATTTTCAACAAGATGATGGCCGTCGTGCTGGTTGCTGTGACCAGTTACGGTGGGGACTTCTCGAACTTCCGTCGAGAGGGAGCCATCAGAACGGGGATGACCTAATGGGATTCCTCGACAACATCCTGGCTCATTTCCGGTCGGCCCCGGTAAACCGCTACGAGGGCGCCTCGAACTCAATCCGACGTTCCTTCCTGGACACCAGCTACACCTCGGTGCGGTTCGATGTGACTGCCTCGACCCGGCAGCAGATCGTTCGGAAGTCCCGATTCTTCGAGCAGAACAATGCGGTGATGAACCGCCTCGGTGACCTGTTCGAGAACTACACCGTCGGCAGCAACTTCTCGGTGCAGCCGGCTTCCTCGGATCCCGACTGGAATCTCCGGGCCAAGAAATGGTGGGACACCTGGTGCCGTTATCCGGACATCGGATCCCGGCAGTCTTTCGGCACCCTCATGAGCCTGGCCGCGCGGGGCTGGTTCTACGATGGCGAATCCTTCCTGCTTCTGACCAAGGGCGACTCGGGCCGCCCCCGACTCCAGCTCATCGAGCCGCAACAGGTGGCAACACCTACCGGCCAGGAGCAATCTCCGGACATCTTCGATGGAGTCCGGTTCGATACCAAAACAGGCCGAGCTCTTTCCTACTTTATTGGGCAGGAAACAAACCAAGGCCAACTCACCGAAGTCCGGTCGATATCTTCCGACTCCATCGTCCACATCTACGAGGCCCAGCGTGCCGGCCAGCTCCGCGGCCTGCCCTTCGTGGCGTGCGTCATTAACGACCTGCACGACCTGGACGACCTCCAGAAGCTGGAGATGGAATCTTGCAAACTGGCCTCCAGCGTGGCCCAGGTGATCAAGACCAGCTCCGGGGAGGTGCAGGCCAGCAGCCTCCGCTCCGGTGTTGTCGGTAGCCAAGGCACTGCCCAGACGTACTACGAGAACGTGTTCGGCTCGACGGTCAAAGTCCTGAAGTCCGGGGACGAGTTCGAGCAGTTCCAGGCCGACCGCCCCAACGTCAATATGCGGGAATACTGGCGCAGCCTGACCGAGAAGGTATGCGCCGGCGTCGGCATCCCCTACGTCCTGGTGTTCCCAGAGGGAATGCAGGGCACGGTCTACCGCGGCGCCCTGGATATGTCTTCAGTGTGGTTCCGGAGCCGCCATCAAGTGATGGCCTCGGCCGCCCGTCGGATCTGGGAATATGTGATGGAATACGCCATCCGCACCGATCCCAGCCTCCGCGATTCTCCCGACGACTGGTACGAGGTGGCCATCCAGGCACCCCGCTCGCCTAACGTCGACGTCGGCCGCAACTCTGCCGCACAGCTCGCAGAACTTGGTGCCGGTGTTACCACTTACGACGAGATTTACGGCGCCCGAGGCATCGACTGGCGTTCAGCGCTGGAGGCCAAGGCGCAGCAAGCCCGGTACATCCAAGACCTGGCCAATAAATACGGCCTCGATGTCTCCGAGATCTCGACCGCCCAGAAGCAGGCTATCGCACCCGAGCCGGCCGAGATGGCCATCGAGCAGGCGCCCTCGGAGACTATGCCCGAGGCCATCCCGTCTGAGCCTCCCCAGGAGGTGGTTGCTGTGGCTAAGAAACGGAAACCCAGATCCAAGAAATCAGAATGACCAAGATCAACAACTGGCTTTCCTACCAGCCCCGGGCCTCGGCCTCGGAGCCTGCCACCCTCCAGATCTTCGATCAGATCGGTGAGGACTGGTTTGGCGGATCCGGAATCTCGGCCAAAGCTTTCAGCCAGGCCCTTCAGGACGTCGGCCAAGGCCCTCTGGTGATCGAGATCAACAGCCCCGGCGGCAACGTCTGGGACGGCCTAGCCATCTACAACATGCTGCGAGGCCGGCAGGCGCCCGTCACCACCCGGGTGGTCGGTATTGCTGCCTCGATTGCTTCGATCATCGCCCTGGCCGGCGACACCGTTGAGATCGCCGACGCCGCCCTGTTCATGATTCACGACCCCTCGGGAATGGTGGCAGGCACCTCGGAGAAAATGCGGAAGATGGCCGATGCCTTGGATCAACACGCCGAGGTGCTGGCCGGTATTTACTCCAAGGTGACCGGCCGTCCAACCTCCCAGATCCGGGCTGCAATGAAAGAGGAGACCTGGTTCACCGCCCAGGAGGCCATCCAGTTTGGCCTGGCCGACAAGATGACCGAGGAGCAGATGGCCATCGCCGCCTGCTGGCACCCCCGGGCTGTCACCAAGACCGCCCCGGAGACCGTCAAAAACAACCTTCGCCGCGGCCTGGAGCAGTACGCCCAAGGCCTGGCCGGTGAAGGCCTAGAGAAAGAGACCGTTCTGGAGGCCGAGGCCCTGGTGGCCGGTGAGGCCCCCAACGAGGCCAAGATCCAGAAAGCCAACGCCTGGTGGGCTCGCAACGAGCGCTTCCTGGATGCCGAGCCCAACACCCCGGCCGATGTCTCCGCTAACCTCTGGGGAGGCGCCGCAGGCCGTGATTGGTTCCAAGCGCTTTATGCCCAGCTCGAAATCGAGGAGGGCGAGACCCCGGATGAATCTCCGGATGATAAACTTTCGACCGGCAGCACCGACGCTGCCGCCGATGGCGCGACAACCGCGCCGACATCACAGCAGACACCACACAACATGACTGATACAAACACCGTGGTGGCGGCCGCTCCTAGTGCGCCGTCCGCCCTCGACATCGACGCCATCGTGGCCAAGGCAGTTGCCGCGGCCATCAGCGCCAAGGGCATCACCGCCGCCCCTGCCCCCGAGCCCCTCCGGCCGGTGATCCAGAACCTCGGCAACCCGCTCCTGGAGAAGCACAAGAGCCTCCGCGCCGGTGCCGAGCGCCAGCGCTTCCTGGTTGAGAACCACAGCGAACTGCTCCGTCAGTCGGCGCTGATCGCCCCGCAGAACGCGAACACATTCGCCTCGGGCTTGGTTGTCGACTACCTCGCCGACGCCGTGATCACCGTGATCAGCTCCAAGTTGGCCATGATCAGCAACTTCACCCGCAACGTCGGCTTGGATAACCTCCGCCCCCGTGCGACGGTGCAGGTTAAGAAGTTCACCACCGGCGACGCCGCGGTCGACAACGCCACCAACTTCGAGGACGGCGCCGCCAACCAATCGACTCTGGCCGCCACCTCGGTGACGGTAAACCAGATCACCAAGACCTTCACGGTCACCCAGCAGGAGCTCAACCAAGGATTCGCCCTCTCCGACCTGTCCCAGGGCTCTGCCGAGATCTTCGCCTTGGCGATCTCCAAGAAGGTCACCGCGGTCATGACCTCCGGCAACTACGGCGCCGGCACGACCATCGGCACGGCTGCCAATTTCGACAGCTCCGACCTCCCGGCCATCCTCGCCCTGGCCAAGAACTACCGCCAGAAGCTGCTGTTGCTCGACGGTGGCCACCTGGCTCGCCTGATGTTCTCCGGCCAGCTGACTGCTGCCGCCGGCACCAACCCGTTCCCGGACAGCCGCTACGGCCCGTTGAACAACGGCTATTTCGGATTCGCCAATATCTTGGAGCAGAACGACTGGACCGGCGCCATCGCCAACACCGCCGGCTTCGTCTGCGGCCAGGACGCCATCGCGGTGGCCTCGGGCCTCCCGGTCGGAATGATCGCCGGTGAGTTCCTGGAGCAGCGCACGGTCGAGCTGTCCAACGGCCTCTCGGTGCTGTTGTCGGTGTGGTACAGCCGCGCTACCCGCGCTCACATGGCGTCCTACGACATCATGTTCGGTGCAGCCGCCGCGGACACCACGCAGGCCGAGGTTCTGATCACCTCCTAATCGGCTGACCCATGAGAATCGCCACAACCATCTCGGTGGACAAGAACGGCAAAACCAAGCTCGTTTCTGGTCCCGATGTCGACGCGTCTCTCCAGCGCGACGGCTTCAACACCGCGACCGTTCCCGAAGGAGGCAAGCTCATCCTGTGGATACAGGGAGCCCTGGCACCGAAAGTTCGCAAAGGTTAACCTAATATTGGGGAGGCTGCTGGAAAGTTCCGGCGGCCTCCCCTCTAACCAAGACAAAACATGGCCGTTCAAGCAGACATCTCGATGGAATACAGCATGGGGCGCCAGGGATTCTTCCCGGTGACCACCACGGCTGCCCAGACTGGCAACTTCTCGGCCGTGATTCCGGCTGAGCCGACCGTCTTCACCTCGATCACAGGCACCGGGATCTCTGGGACTTGGACCGGCATCACCCTGCCGGCCGGCTTCCCGCTGTGCGGTGACATCACCGGCTTTCAACTGGCCTCTGGCAAGGCTGTGGCATTCCTGGCTCGCACCGCCTAACACATGAGACTCGGCATCGGCATCGGAACCAATCGAGCGCCCTCCGGCGAGGCCGGCGGCTTCGATCTGCCGATCCTGCGGCGTGATATGCTCCAGGAGGACGAGTTCTTCGTCCTGCAGGAAGATGCCTCCGGAAAGATCGTTTTCTCGTTCGGCACCTACGACCGAATCGCTTTGGAAGACGGCACCGACCTTTTACTAACCGAAAACTCCGACAAGTTCATCCTCACCGTTTACTGATATGGCAGACTCCAAAATTACGGCCTTAACGGCCATTTCAACAGTCGATCCCACGGCCGACCCGTTGGTGATCGTCGACGTCTCCGATACGTCAATGGCCGCCAGCGGCACGACCAAGAAGTCGACGATCAATCAACTTCTCGGTTCCGGCGGCACCGCCACCCTCGCCTCCGCCACCATCACCGGCGATCTGACGGTGGATACTAACGTGTTGAAGGTGGACACGACGAACAATCGGGTGCTTGTTGGAACTTCGAGCGCATACGGCAAACTCACTGTTGGTGTTGGTTCTGGTTCACAAACCACAACAATCACAAACGTTGCAGCAGGTTTAATTGACATTGATTTCACAAGCAGCGGAACCATCAACACTCGTTTTTCGTTTGTTAATGTAAACGGAGTAACTAACGCCGCTATTGATCGCATTGGAAATCCGTCTTTGAGCGACAGCGGAAACCTCGCGTTCCTCACCAGATCAGGTTCTGGATCTTTGACCGAGCGATACCGCATCGCCGCAGACGGCGTGGCTACTTGGTCCGAAGTCGGCGGAGTCGCTGGCACCGCCATGACCCTGAACTCCACGGGGCTGGGCGTGGGTATGAGTCCAGTGAGTGGATTCAATGTCGGTGCGACTGGCGGAAATGATGGCGACTTGTATTTCAACACGCTGATCCGAAACACCGGAACCGCTGCTACTTCTCAGCCTCGAACTGGAATTCTGTTTTCCGGTTATTACATTGGATCGACCAATTTCAGCAACTTTGCTGGAATCACCGGTGGAAAAGAGAATTCAACCAGCGGAAATTCGGCTGGATTCCTGAGTCTTTGTACAGCCGCAAACGGTGGAAGCCCGACGGCAAGACTCACTGTTGATAGCGCCGGCAACGTCGGCGTGGGGGTTACGCCGAGTGCGTGGAGTGGAACTGGAGTTAAAGTAATCGATGTTGGTGCTGCCGGATCGTTCGCCGGATCTGCTGCGGACGTTGGAGTAGTCGGCAACGCTTACTACAACGGTTCAAGCTGGATTTACAAAACAAGTTTCTTCTCTGGACGTTATGCTTACGCGCTAGGAACTGGTCAGCATCAATGGTACACCGCCCCCTCCGGCACCGCTGGCAACGCCATCACCTTCACCCAAGCCATGACGCTGGATGCGTCGGGGAATTTGCTGGTGGGTCTTGCCACCGCCGGAACCACCGCTGCGAAGACCATTCAGATTGCCAACGGAACCGCTCCGACTGCAAACGTCACTGGCGGTCAACTCTACGTCGAAGCCGGTGCGCTGAAATACCGTGGCTCTTCCGGCACCGTCACCACCATCGCCAACGCCTAATTCAAAATACCATGACCATCTCTTGGCTCATCGAACGCCTTCTCGTTAAACCGACTGAAGGCTCTCTCACCGATGTCGTAATCACCGCCGACTGGCGTTGCAACGGCACCGAAACCATCGGCACCGGCGACGACGCAAAGACCTACAGCGGCACCTGCTACGGCAGCGCGTCGTTCGCTGCGCCGAGCGGGTCGTTCACGCCGTATCCTGATCTGACCGAGCAGCAGGTGCTTGAGTGGTGCTGGTCGAATGGCGTGGACAAGACCGCCATCGAAGCCAA